GGCTGAGGCTTGAGCGGGCACTCGTCCATGTGCTTCTGCACGCCCTTGAGGGTTTTCCACTTCGGCTCCGGCCAGAGGTTGTCGTCCGAGAGCGGCGGGTGGCAGCGGTAGCCGCAGCGATAGCGGCCCTTGGCGTCAGGACCGAGGGGTTGCACGCGGCCACGCTCCGACCATCCAGTACATCTTTGACGGCTCCCACCACCACTCGCCACTGTGAACCCAGATGCCCAGCGTGAGGACAAGGGCGATGAGGTGGAAGGGCGCGGCGATGAGTGAGATGCCCACGCCGAAGATAATCCAAAGAACACGGCGGAAGAAAAGACTAGCTGTCAAAATAGGCCTCCCTTGACCTTCGGTTTTCCGCCTTTACTCTGGCGCTTCCACATCAACTTGGCCCCTTCCCCGCCCGTCGCCAGGCGGGAGAAGACGTCATTCTGATCCCACGGCTCTAGATTCTCCACCATGAACGCGACCAGCTTCCGGAAGCCCTTCGCGCTCATCTTCCCCTTCCTCAAATTACAAGAGGCGCACGCCGGCACGAGGTTGGTGAGCGCGGCGAGGATCTGAACGTGTAAGCCGGTCTTGCCCCAGGCGAGGGGTTCTTCATGGTCCGGCACGAGGGTCGCGACGGTGAGCAGGGCGTTGCAGTAGGAGCATTTCACCAGCCCCTCCTTCGTGCCCAGCACCCACAGCAGCCAGCCACGGAACTCGGCCAGGCTGAACGGTAGACCACCCGACTCCTTGATGCGCTTGCGGTTCGCCATGCTGCCATAGAGAACCCGTGAGCGAGCATCGAAGATCGCGTCGATCTGGGGCTTGAGGGCTGCGCTCTTGCGTCCGCGCGTCACTTCTTGAACCCTCTGGCGATGGCGAACGCCTTCTGCTTCGCCAAAACGCTAGCCTGATCCTTCACGGCCTCAGCATAGTGATCCCGACAATAGCCGGTCTTGCACACTTGATGGAGGGCGACCTTGCCGCAATGACACTTCATTCTGCCCTCGCTGGCTGCTGGATCCGAAGGTCCTCGGGGAAGTTCTCGATGTCTGCGAAGCCGGTCGTCATATCGAGCTGGGAGAGCTGCTTCTGAAAGAACGGGACGTCTGCATAGGCCGCCTGATCGCGGATAAACCGGAAGAAGTGGTGCGGTGTCGGACGAATCTTACTCAAGGGGCCACTCTCTCCGCCCACCACGATCCACGAGATCGGCCCTTCGATGGGCTGGTCGTCGATCGTCAGATGAAGGAAATCGTGAATCCCGCCGCCGCAATCCTCGCACCGACCAGACTTCGCGTCGAAGCTGAATTTGTGTGGCATCCACGGCCCCAGATTCACCGCCTCAAGTAGAGGCTCCATCGACAGCCAGCGCATGTGAACCGGCCAGAGGATGATGATGGGCATGCGGAGGTCAGCGTGGCGCTGGGTTCCAATGCTCGCGCCCCAATGAACGTGCTTCATCCGCCCCACAAGCTCCCTCCGCGCCGGGGAGCTGGTCATGTACTCCAGCGCCCGCCCGACGCGCTTGGTGAGAACCTGATAGATGTGCCAATCGGCCTTCGCCATCACATACATAATCTGGTCGACCATGTCGAAGTCCAGCTTCTCGTGGAACAAGTCGCTCATTGAATTTACAAAGATCCGCCGCGGCTTCTTCCATTTGATCGGATCGGCCAGGTGCTTCTCGATGAAGCTAACTCGCCCAGTCCAAAGCGGCTCCCCGCCCTGAATCACCGTCAACCCTTCGTACGCCTTTCCGGGTCCGGAGAGACGCGGGTGGGACGCTACCCTCGCTGCGTAGCAGAATTGACATAGCGGGTCCGATTCCTTTTTCCCGCCGATGGTGTCGATCATTCGACTGCAACCCCGGATCGGTCCCCATGTCGAGTCCGCCCACGTGATACCCGTTTTCGTTCCCATAGAAAGCACCCTTCTTGAGCCTGAGATTGCGTGCGACGGTGTTTCGGTGGATGCCCAGCACGTCAGCCGCGGCGCTCTGGTTTCCCTTGCACGCGCGAACGGTCGCCAGGATGACCTCGCGGAGCAGAGCGTCCTTGAGAGAGCCGAAGCTGTCGGCCTTGCGGACGAGCGACATGAGGTAGGCGTCGCGCATCGACCGGCTGGGGAGGCGGAGCGCTGCATCGCGCCACGCCCTCGCCGCCGTTCCAGCCCTGCCGAGTATCACCTTGCCGTCGCGGATGACGAAGCAGCCAGCGTCCAGCTCGACGCATTGCGCCAAGTGGCGGGACTCGAGGACGAGCGCCATTGCTGCGATCGGCGTCATACGAGCTGAATCGGCTTGGTCTTGACCACCGACTCGTCATCCACCCGGCCACGCCGGAGCTCGACGATGCGGTCAGCCATCTTGGCACTCAGCTCGGCCACGACCGCGAGAATCTGGAGCGCCTCGGAGGGGGAAACCCTGCTTCCGTCAGCGTGAACGCTGCGTGAGGCGTCGACCACGACGCCGCCACACTGCTGGAGGACGATGGTTTCCCATAGCTTTTTTTCTGCTTCATTACGGAGGACCGGGCGAGTGAGGGATAAATCAGGGGCTTCCATGTCAGCTCTTTCTCGGAACAGCTTTCGGTTGGTGGGCATACCGGTGGCAGTCGCGGCAGCCGTAGAGTAGGTTGTCCAGAGCGTCATCGCCGCCCGCTCCGGTGGACAGAATGTGCATACCGTCGCCTTGGACCGGCGGTATCCATCGTTTGCAGATGCCCTCGCAGCGGTTGTTCGCTCTCTGGGCCAACTCCTCGCGCCGCCGATCCCAAGCCTTCTGAGTGACGCAATACTCGCGAAACCCCCGAGGGTGGGCGGCGTCCGGAATCCTCTGAACGCCGTCCACCACGGGGTACTTCCCTACAGCCTTGCGCCGAACGACGCCCATTACAGGACGAGATAAGCGGCGGTGACCGTTCCCTCGCCCTCACAGGTGAGACAGGGAAGATCGACGTTATCGCTCCGCTCTCCCGACCCATGGCAAGTTGGGCATTCGATGGAGTCGGCGGGCGTCAAGATCTCCTCGTCATGGCGGGTGGCATACCCTCCGTCTTCCTCGCCGTCGATCGAACCTTCGTCATCCGGGACCGTCCGCATGCGCTCCTTCTCTTTCGCCGCCCCGCTCCGCCCCTCGGCCTCCGAAGCTGCCAGGCTCTCCTCGTACTCCGCGCCGTAGGTGGCCTCGTACTCTTGACACATCGACTGGAACCAACGGTCGGTGAATGGAAGCGGGTTGGGGTTCTTGCCCTCTTCCAGCGTCACATCCTCGCGGGTGACGTGAACGGCGATGGCAGCGCACCGCTGCATCATGGCGTCGGTGTCCGCATTGAACTCGTACTGGCGCCGGACGAGGACGACCGCGCCGCCGGGAACGTGCCGGCCAGCTTCCGACTCCGCCTTCGCGTGCAGCGCCGGGGCTTCCTTGAAGACTTCCTTCTTGAACTCGGCCGCCGAGAGGGTCTTGGCTTGCACGATGTGGGTCGCCGTGATGGGGATATTGGCTTTCTTCATCTGGGCCAGAGCGGTCGCGTTGCCCTGCGTCATGCCCCGGACATCCTCGCGGCTCACAGTCTCGTCCTTGACCAGCAGCTTGAAGACACGCATGGCCTCGAAGACCTGCGTCTTGCCATTGCGGTCCGGCAGCCGGGCCTTGATGTAATCCTCGAACACCGGGATACCGAGGGCGGTGTGATAGCCCTTGGTGCGGGCTTCGTCGAACATCTCACCGAGGGCTGTCCAGTCTCGGTACACGCGCTCGACGGTGGTAGTGATCCGCGCGTCGAGCTTCTGGGCCGCTTTCAGAAAGCGGACATCAATGGGGTCAGGGGTGGTTTCGACGAACTGGGCGGGCTTGGGAACGAGTTGCATGTGGTCCTCCGGGGTTGCGCTCCGCGAGAGCGTCTGGGTGAGACTCAAATACTATCAAACTGAGTGGGGAAGTCAAGGCATGAGAGCGACACGCATCGCCACCAACCAATCGAGGTTCGCCACCGATCCGCCCTCCGGGAACCATGTGATCCAGTAATAACCGGACAACGGACCGCCAGGCGAACCTATCCACATTCGAGTAACCCTGCGCTTCGTCACAGCTTGACCTCGATTCCGGATTCCGGAATAATCCCCTGCAGAAGCTTCTGTGCCGACGTGAGGTGACCCTTCGGCTCGCCCGCTCCCAGGCGGCGGAAGGTCTTCGCAGACTCCGAGACCTTGGCCCAACGCGCGTACTCAGCCAGGAAGTCTCGGCGGCGGAACGGGAACGCTTCGGGCGGGATGGCTTTCAGCTTTACCCAGCCCCCCAGACGCGCTACAGAGTCCTTCAGGCGCTCCGGCACGTCCGGAACCTCCTCGACCACCTTGCAGGAGCAGACAGAGGCCACGTTGGAGCTGCCATGCGCTTTCACGACCATCCCAGACCCGGTGCAGAGCGGGCAATCAGCCAGGGGAGGATTCACGAACCGGCGAAGCTCGATGCCATCCCCGACCGGGCGACCGAACTTCTCCGCCAGTTTGACCGCCTCATCCCACGCGGCCACACCCTCGACGGACTCAGCTTCGTCGCCCATCACAAGCCCGGCTTTCTTCAGGATGTCTCCCAACACCAGCTTCGGAGGGTACCCGTTCGAGCTGATCGACTCGCGGCGGCAGCGCGCCAGCGCCACATCGATCTGCCGGTCCTCCAGGTGGCAAAGGTCGAGCGCCATGACCTTCAGCGACTCCGGGGACAGCTCAGTCCCCATCGCCCCAGCGGTAGCCCCCAGCCGATCCACTATGGCCTTGAGTCTTTGCGGCGATTTCATCGAGCTCGTTGAGGACTTGGGCGACGGCGTTGCGGGTACGATCTCCGGGGGTCTTTCCATGTGATCCTCCTTCGGGTTCAATCTTGCTGAACTGGTTGAGCGGGGCTTTGATGTAATTCGGTAGCTTCGGAATGAAGAACTCCGGCGCCTCTCCTGCGTTGATGTTATCCGACTTGAAGCGGTTGCGGACGCAGGTGAGCCACTGGTCCGCCGTCCACTTCGGCCGCTTCTTCAGCTCTGCCTTGAGCCGAACAAAGGCGAGGCCAACCCAGGCACAGTCGACTCCCGGATTCGCCAACTCCCAGAGTCGGTCGATCTCGTCGATCACACTTTTCCTCAGATCATCCGGAGAGATCATCACCTCCGCCTCGAAGAGGGGAGGTGTAGTTGCTTCTGGTTTACTGTTTATTGTTTTCTTCTTCCTATTATGGGATGCGTCCTCTGGCGTACCCGGTAGTGCAGCGCTGGCATACCCCCCCCCTTCTACAACGGGGTTAGACACTACTATTTGCTGTTTCTGGCGTACCCCCTCTTCGGAGATAGGTTCCGGCTTTTCCGCAACATCAACAACCTTCCCAGATTGTGGAAAGCGCAGCTCGCAAAGCTTATAGAGGTTCACGCCGCCGCTCAATTTTCCCGACTCAATGACGATCATTTTCGCGTCGACCAGGACCTGAATTTCACGCTGAGTCGTCCGGAGGCTGATGCCGGCGAGCTTGGACAGCTTCGCGGCGCTGATGAAGGTTGTGGGCGCGTTGTAGCAATGCCTCGCCATGACCGAGTAGACGGCGTAAGCGAACACACCGATCTTCGCGAGATGGTCGTCGATCACGACGTTGTCGATTTGGAAGAAGTCTCGGGAGCGCATATCCCGGAGAACGAGCCGGTCAGAGTGAAGCATGGGCGGCCCTCAATGTCTCGATATCGCTGGCGTCCAGAGCAAACCACATCTGATGGACAAACAAACCTGCCAAGGCATCGTATTTCATTGCTCGATCAACTCCGGCGTGGACTGCGCTGCTTCCATATAGCGAACGGCCAGCGTAGCACAGTCCGACGCGAGGTCGGGGTAGCGGTGCTGGCGGATGGTTTGGGTGGCGACGAGCATGTAGGACCACGGGGCCATGGGGGACGCCCACGCCTCGATGAAGATGTACTCGAAGGTATCGCTGCCGGTCGCGTCGAGGGCCACGCGCCACTCGTAGCTGTCGAAGCACCGCTCGGCCAGCTCATCGCCCAGCTCGTCCCCTATGAGGCGGTAGACGCGCACGGTCTTGTCCTGCACGTTGTCGATCTCCCCGAACACAGCGAGGTCGCCATAGATCTTCCAGAACTCGCCCTTTCCCTCTAGCCGGGGCAAGGCGGCGTCGAAGTCGAGGCCGCAATAGAAATCAAACTTCCCGGAAACGATCTCGTCCACAGAGTCACCTACGCGAAGGTTGAGCAGGGCATCCTTGAACGCGACGCCGGCCTCCTCCTCCAGTGTGGGGTTCTCGCGCTTCGCCACCCGGCCGCGGATGTACTCCTCCCAGGTCTCTTCCTCGTCACCATCGCGGGTCTTGAGAACCCCGTTCCACGCTTGGAATGCCGCTAGCTCGCTGATTTTGGCCTTCACCATCACTCTCCCTCCTCGACGAACGCGCCGAGCGCGGTGTCGTACTTCAGCCCGTAGTTGCCAGCAGCCTGATTGAGAGCGTAGCGCACCTCCGTCGATTCCTTTTTCACTTCCTTGATCATCTCGTTGAACGCGTCCGTGCTGTCGAGCGCGGCGAACTTCACCTTCCAGGCGTCGGTCGCGATTCGGTTCTTGGTCATCTCCTCCGAGCTGCTGTTGATGCTGGCCTTGATGTCGCGGATGACGTCAGCGAGGAAGTTGGGTGCCTTGAGCGGCGACGGCACAGTCAGGATCTCGAAGGCGGCCGGGTTCTTGCCGAGCGAACCCTCGCGCGGGGAGAAGTCCAGCTTCCGCTCCGCGCCGTCGATGTAGAGCTTCCCCATGGCGTCGCAGACCTTGTAGATTTCAGCCTTGGATCCGCCCTGAATGTCGAGCCGTTCCTTGAGGATGTCGCCCTCCTGCTTCTCATCCATGTGGGAGATCAGCACGACGTCCTTGCCGAAGCCGCGCATCTGATCCAGCCAGGCGGTGAACCTGCTCTTGGCGATCCCCCAGCCCTTGAGGTCGAGCGAGCCGCCGTTGCCCCGCTTGGCGTTGCCCGCGATGATGTCCCGGCTGAGGGCGTCGATCGCACGACCGGCGGTGTCGACGACGAGGGTGTTGAAGTCCTCCAGGTCGTCGCGTGTCATCCTCGCGATGTCGCTCCAGTCCGCCACCTGCACGCTGGCCTTGCGATTCTTCGCGCGGTGCGCGCCCTTGTCGAAGTCGAGGAGGAGAGGCTTGTCAGCGGTGAAGCCGAGCGTGGTCTTGCCCAACCCAGGAAGGGCATAGATTCCCATGACGATCTCGTTGATGACGATGACGTCGCTGGCGGCGGTAATTCGTAATGCCATGGCGTAGCTCCGTGGAAGGGTTCGCGCGGAGACGACGGGGCTTTCTAGGCTCTCTGGCGCGCCCGCGAGGCGCAAAACAAACGGCCAACCGCGAACGGCTGACCGGTTACTTCTTCAGTACGAGGTTGCCCGAAATGAACTGCTCCGCCAGCCAGAGAAAGAAGGGGCTGTTTTTCATCCCTTGCTTCTTGGCGGCCTTCGCGATGCGATCGCGCTGGTCGTCATCCTTCGGATACACGTTGAAGATGGTTGGCTTGCCCTGACGTTTATCGGGGGCTTGGGCCGTCTGCGTGCTGGTGGTTTCCATGAGCCGATACTACCTAATCAGTAGTATCCAGTCAAGGCTCGGGCTGTGCAAGTTGCGGAATACGCGGTGATTAAACTTCCGCTGAAGACCGCGCAACATCGCCACGCGCGCCTTGCCCCACTTCGACGCCGGGCGCATACGCTTCAGCATGTCCAGCTCGGCGGCCACTTCGGTTTGACTTTCTTCACCGGCTTCACTGTTGCGCTCATTTGGTCCTTTCGGTTATTCTGGTCTTGCCTCACTCGAGGCGCTCTCTGCTCTGCCGGGTGCTTTACCGCGAGTCTTGCACCTGACCTTCGACCTCAGCTTCGGCTGGGGTCGAAGTGTTTCTGGACACGCTTCGCCCGCTCCCGACCGCTTCGTCATCAACGAGCATATCGACGTGGGCGCTCGGGACGGGCATTCCCTCTTCCACGCTGATCCACTGCGCGTCTAGCTGCTGGATTTGGACCGGGGAGATGAGGCCCATACTGGTCGGTTCGGCCCACTCGGGCTGCCGCGCCTTGAGTCCCCGGCTGTCTAGCAAATGTGGTGTTCCCGCTTGATGGCGTTGATCTGGCTCCACATGCCCTCATGGCCGCCGATCCGCTTCATCGTCGCCCAGATGTCTTCGATCATGTGCTTGGCGCAGACCGGCTCGCCGTAGATCGCGAGATCGCAGCAATCTTCAACTTCACATTCGAGGTCGGGGTCGGGGAGGCGGTGACGGGGGTAATCTGTCGGATCGAAGTTGTAGGGCATTGTGTTTCCTCGTTTCTCAGTTTGGATAACCACTATCTAAATACTACTAAACCGGTCCGCAGAGTCAACAAAAATCGACACGCGAACCGGTTTATTTTCCGTCACTTAGGCAAACACGCCCAGATGAGAGCGAGGCAGACCAGGACGAACAACGAGGTCAACGTCACCAGCCAGAACCACTCGTGACGCTCACGCTGCGGGGAGTTGAGGTTATCGAGAAGCTTCTCCCGTTCCGACTCGTAGGTCTTTTTCATCGGACGGCCTCTTCCTCGACCGTAGCAGCCTCCAGGTGAAGCTGGATCCGATTCAGCTCAGTGGTTCTACGTGAGTGAAGGTTGAGGGCGTCCCAGAGGTTCCTCGGGCGCGAGTCCTCGCCTTGGCCGCGATGGGCGGTCTCCGCCGGGTAGGGCACGAAGTCACGCTCGCACTCCAGGTAGTACACCGCGTCAGCGTCGAAGGGCTCGTGAGGCCCACGGGCGCATGCGCCGATCTCGAAGACGATAGAGCCATGGCGCGGGCCGTAGCCGTACTGGCAGTCGTGCCGCTGGTCGCCAAAGCTGGCGTAGTTTTTGAACCCGATGAACCCCTTCGAGAGAGCGTCACGCGGGTCGGTCATGATCTTGATGATGGCCTCTTCAATGAGCCGCTTCCGCCGGTCAGTGTTGGGGAGGCCGCGCATGTAAAGCTGCTTGGCCCCACGCTTGGCGCGTTGGATGTCGATTGGCTTATTCACCGGCGCTCCCTTCGTGGTTGTCATATTCCGGGGAGTCGAAGTCGATCCCGCAGTCAGATCCGATGAGGAGCATCGAAGTGTCCGCTCCGATCGCGTCGAGCATCTTGGCGGCGAGCTCTGGATCGAAGTCGAGGGGGAACTCCAGCATCTCCCGCGCCTTGCCAGCAATCGCCGCCGGCCAGACCTCGCAACCTCTCTTGCCACGCGCCTCGTAGAGCGAGCTGCCCCAGGCGAACATCTCGCCCTTGGCAAACCGCTTGCCCTTCAGCTTCGATTTCTTTGCCATGATGGTTCTCCAATGAACTTGCCGGGGATCGGCCCCGGCTCCGGTTAGAGACACGCCAGAATGAGAGCGGCGACGGCCAGGATGAGGCCGAACGCCTTCAGGGAATCGGAGAGGTGAACCCGGCTCATACGGTCTTCCAGAACTCCTCGAGTTGCATCGAGGCTGGTTGAACGCTGGTCGGCTTCGGGTAGAGGATTTCGCCGCGATCCGCGTGGAACACGAGCCAGTCCAGACCGTTGCAGATGCGGACCTCCGTGCCCCGGCGCAGCGCGGCCTGAACGAGCAGGAGCGCGTGACCGGCGGTGATTTCCTCGTCGGGATACTTGATGGGACGGTCAGTGCTGAACCACTTATAACCTTCGTGCATCGAGTCGAAGTCGTAGAGGTAGAGCTTGAGCATCTCGCCCTTGACCACTGGCTCGACGCCCATGCTGTCCCCCTTGTAGCTATACGGTGTTGCCATCGCTGGCTCCCTTCGGTGTGAGATCGAACAGTTCCGTCGGCATCCATCCAGCGCCGCCGGTCGGTGAGGGTAGAACGAAGATCGACTCGCGCGGAACTCGCAAATCCGGCCTGTCGACGTGGCCCCAGATGAGGACTTTTCTTTGGTCGAGATCGACCTCGTAAACGTCCTCAATCTGGACATGCGTGCCCATGTCGGTGATTCCGTCAGCAGTGACGATGGCTTTCAGTTTGACGCTGATGATTCGCACTACGCGGCCTCCTCGAAAGGAACTCCGAAAGCCAGGTGCTCTGCGAACGCGGAGGTGGTAAACTCCGCGGCCCAAGAGGCCAGCCTGAAGTGGAAGAAATGCTCGATCACGCGGAAGGTGATCACGGAGACGCCGATGAAGATGACCTTGCGGGTCACGAATCGACGCCAGTGGATGCGCTTGCGGCAGGAGAACATGGGGGCGTCCCTCCGCGAGTCTCGGGCTTTCGCCCGAGTACTCGCCAGTTGGAGTTGCGTTCTAGTTGACGCCCGCCATTTCTAGCGCGACGTTGACGGCGCTGCGTTTCAACCGTTCGCCATCCCCGAACCAAGAGGTTGCCAGGCGAGAGTCGTCCGTGCGTCCGCGCTCATAATCGGAGAAGTAGGTCACGGCGTTGACCGCGCCCCAGAGCGTTCCGTTGGCTGTCACGAGGTCAGAGCCGGGGCTGGTGAGGCGCGCTTTGCTGAGGCTCGTCACGGTGCGCGATGGGTTCCCGCGCGAATCCTTGACGTTATCCTCGCCCAGCAGCCCGAGCATGAACTTCTCCCAACCCGCGTCGTCGATGGCGACCTTCGAAAGAATCTCGGCCGTCTCGTTCAGCTTCTGGGTGTCCTCGATCGCGAGGCCCATGACTTCGCGGGCTTCCTGTGCGACCTCGGGCGTCCATTCGCGGGTGTGGCGGATGCCAACCTGCGACCGGCCAGAGCTGAGGGCTTGCGTCAGCGTGTTGTGGCAGACCACCCGAACTTGGGTGGGCCGTCCAACCGTCTGCATCGTCGAGTCGTGCGAGGTAGCCAGGAGCATGTAGCCCTTCAGCTCATCCACGCCGCCCAACTTCACAGACGCGCCCTTCAGCTTCGCCAGCGCCCAGACCACAGCGCCCCCGCGAAGACCGCCAACCGTTTCCAGATCCGCGTGTCCGGCTTCGCAGTATTCCCGGAAGAAGTCGATGATCTGCTCGTTCTGCACGGGATGGTAGCGGTCGGTTGCGACCTGAAAGACCCGCTCATTGTCCGAGCGCGTCACAGCCTTGAAGACCTTCAGGGAGTTGATGTTCATGCTGCCATCGTTCCCCTGCATCGACAGGTCGCGCATCTCTACGCGCCAGTCCAGCCCGGCCAGCTTCCGCATTTCCTCGCCCGTCGATCCAGCGGGAACGTTGACGCCCAGCCCGTGCCAGGGTTTCGCTCCGACGTAGGCGATCATGTTGTCAGTAATTTCATGCATTTGATTTGCTCTCCATTCTTGCCCCGCGAGGGCCTTATGCTTCTCTAGCGAATACTCCGTGGAGACGCCTAGCTGCTTGAATATAGGCGCCATGCGCCGCCTCCGGAGTGCTGAAATATCCGAGGTGGTGAACTTTACCGGACTTCGTAATCCGTGCTACCCAAAGCTGATGCTTTCCTCCCTTCCAAGTGACTCCCTTGAACCCAGAAGAGTTCGCAGAAGTCAGACCTCGATTGCTGCAATTCTGAGACCGAGTCGCAACTCTAAGATTTTGCTTGCGGTTATCAAGCGTATCCCCGTTTCGATGATCCCGATCCATTCCCTGCGGAGCTGGAACCAGCTCGCAATGCATGTATACGACTTTCCTCTTAGGCCCAGAGGTATCAGTGCGAACCGCATAGAATTTTCCCGATTTAGCCTTGGCTGCACACCAGGCATGGAGAGAAAGGTGCTCATAATCTTCGGCGTCGACCATCGCGACCTTGCCCTGAGTCAACCCTATCAAACAAATAGAAGCATCTTTGGGCTGCTCAACACGGGCGCGAATTGTCTTCGGTCTAGCCAATGACTCACTCCAAACTTGATAACCTAATACTACTATTCCAGCCAGCGGAGTCAACAAAAATCGCCAAGAATTGCGATTTATTTTCCGGCCCGCTTCATGCGCTGCTCGATGATGATGGCGATGGTCTGCTCCCTGCTATTCGGGTAGCTCACACCATTCCGACATGCAACGTCGAAGGTCTGGCAAATCTCCCTCGCCGCCTCTGCAGCTATTTTCGCAGTGTCAAGGATTCCGGATTCCGGAATCGCAAGCGACCGGAGAGGCGACATGCAGGTGCCATGGAGGCCGCAGCAGTTTGGGGTGAAGCAGCTCTCACACTTCATCCGGTCCCCTCGTCGAAGTCGAAGCAGTCCACGAAGATGGACGACGCCATCGGCGTCTCAGGGTCATCATTGGTCTTCGTCGGGTGCGCGAGCCTCATGGTCTTCACGCCGACCACTTCCGCCCCGCAGAACGCGCATCTTATATCGTCCACGTGGGTCTCGGAGACATCGACATCCAGAATCCGATCGGCGTTGATGGGGAAGCTGGCTCTCTGGCGCTCGCAACATATAGCCCACCCGGGAAGGGCTTCGATTGGTTTCAGCTTGGCGCGGACGATCATAGAACCCCCGGAGGTAGATCGGCTGGGATGATGGCTTGGGCGTTTGGGTCAATCAGCTTCGAAGCGCACATGCGCCGAACCCGCTTCGCCTCCGCGTCGCACCATTCGTTCACTTTGGACCTCGGCGCGTCGATGCCGCTGTGCCCGCGAACGTGCTTCACGAAGACGGTGAAGCTGCGCTTGTGGGCCTCGTACATCGCCTTCCGAGCGAAGACGATGCCGACCGCGTCCTTTCGGCCCCCGTTGTTCCACGGCTCGACTTTCAGATCCGACGTCTTCGCAGAGCGGGCGCCGTGCGCCACCAGAAGCCCCAGGGCGTGCAAGCTGTCCGATTGGGCGACGATCATGCCCCGGGCGCTGGGGAGGCCGTCTATGGCCGCCAGGATGCCCGAGCAGATGCCGACAGTCTCCGCCTCGTTGATCCCAGTGCAGGGCCACTCGACGGCCGCCTGAACCTTCTCAGGCCCGTCGCAGCGCGCCCAGTACGCGAAGCCGCCGGCTCCGTCCCAGTACGATGCGTCAGCGATTACGGTGATCATGTCAGCTCCAGACGTAGAAGAGTAACGCAACCATGGCGATGGCCGCCGCAGTCCACTTTGCGATGAGGGGCCGATGGTCCGGATCGCCGGTGCAAGCGTGACGAAGGTCGTCCATCTCGGATCCGAAGAAGAGGGTTTTGCACTCGCGGCACTGCCACCCGCGCTCGACATAGACCTTGCCCTTGGGAGTCTCGATCTCGAGGGTTCCAGTCCCGGGCGCCGGCTGCACCCACCAGTACCCGTCGAAGTGACAGGATGGCTTACTGATCGGGTCGCGGCCATTCCGGTGGTACATGCTGCATGAGTCGTATATCCCCAGGTCCTCGATCATTGCGCCTCCGGGGTTGGCGTTTGCACGACGTCGAAGGTGAGGCGCACCTTGTTCTGCGCGCTGGCCGCTTGGAGGATGATGCGGATTGCCCGCGCCATGCGCCCCTCGCGCCCAATCACCCGGCCAAGCTGCGGCTGCGGAAGCCCGACCAGGAACTTGATGCCGGTCTCGGACTTCTCCACCGTGAACGTGATGTGGCTGCCCTCGTCCACCAGGAGCCCAACCGTTGCCGTCACGAAGTCGATCGCGGTCTTCGCCGCTGCATCGGTGTACGTTTGCCCTTGCATATCAACCCTTTCTGTTGGTGTCCGGATGTAGCCAGCTCCGGACTTTCGCTGGTGTTCCCCATGCCGCTGGGGGAACGTGGTACAGGAGGAAGAGGCCCAGCCCCTTGAGGCCGAACGTTGTGAGGCCCATGCCGGATCGATTGGCCGCCTCCGCGAAGTCGTTCTCGAACGCGGCGGTGAGGAAGCTGCCCATCGGAATCCGCTGGTCGAGGTAACGAACGATGCCTTCGTGGAGGTGCCAGGGGACGAGTTGCCAGCTCTCCAGCACAGCCTCGCGGTTGCCGAGGACATTCTCAGGAGGGTCGGCTAGCAGGTTCGCCATTGGGTTCCTCCAATCCCATACAGGTCGCGCAGTACAGGCTCCCAGTAAACGCGACCGACTGCGAGAAACACCGCTGGCAGTTGAATTGCTCCGAGACCTTCGGCTTCGCCGTCCGGCCGTAGAGGAAGTCCACATCCACGACGTCGCCGTTCTTGAGCTCGTCGAAGTGCTTCTCGATCCAAACGTGGGCCTCGGGCATCGTGCGCGCGCCCCGGTTCCAGTCGTACGGGTCAGAGTGAGCCTCCTGATTGTTCAGCATCATCAGGATGACTTGGCTGTCGCTGCCGCCCATGAAGCCGACGCGCATAAGCTGGTAGTTATGGGTGGGGTCGTCGTGGGACATCTTGATGGCGAGGGCTGGGATGTGCGTGCCCGCGTCGCGGATTTCAAGTGTTTTGAGGATCATCGGTTCCCTTCTCCATCTCGTGCATCGCGGCGTCCTGTTGCTTCTGGAGGAGACGCCCGATCTCGATCCCCCAGAATAGGTAGGTCATTGGCAACTGCGAGACCACCGATTCCTTTGCCAGCCTCTTGAAGTCGCCGGGCTTGACCTCGTCCAGCGCCTCGCCCAACGAGAGGAGCGCGGCAATCTGGCGGGTCACCTCCATCACCAGCTTCATCGCCAGCTCGGGGTCGTCCGTGACCTCGCGCACCATCTCGAAGTAGCCATCGCCAACGTTCATCCCAAAGTCTCGGGTGAACGACTTCGACTTCTTCATCTGCTCAATTAGAAGCTTCGCTATCATGCTGCCTCTTTCGGTTTGTCGATCTCTTTGTTGAATAACCTGATGGCCGCATCGCTGGTCTCCAGGTGCCCATCGAGCTGACCGGCGCTATAGACAATCTCCAAGTGACGCCGCAGCTCCCCGCTCTCGTCGGCGATTCCGACGAGGTATCTGTCCACAAATTCGGAGGCTTTCACGCTACCCCCTTATGAGTTCGGCCAAATTTGACCGCGTGGATCGTTCCGTAGCCAACCCCGAAGAGATCGGCGATCGCTTGCAATCTTTCGCCGGCCTGAATCATGCGGCGAATCTTAGGGATGTGATCGGCTTTCAGCTTCGTTTTTGGATGAGCCGCGCCAGTCGCATAGCGCGAGGGGCGATGACGGCGCTGGTCGGCGTTGTTGGCTCCAGAGCTGAGATACTCGAGATTCGTCGACCAGCAGCGGGCACGGTTCCCGTCTTTATGTCTGTGATTGACCTGCATATTTGGCGCCGGACGCGGTCCAAGGAAAGCTTCCGCGACAATCTGGTGAAGGAGCACCTGACGGCGGAGAACTCGCCAAGCTAGAGCGACGTTGATATAGCCGTCGGAGCGAAGAGAGCCGCGCACAAAGTCTCCTGCATGGTGACCTCGCACCGTGACCGGCCGCCTCAATCTCCCCCAGTTGCTAATCTCATATACGCCCTCAAACCTTCGGACGGGACGCCACTCCTCAACCTTTGGCTTCAGTATTCGCGACATTGCTCCTCGCTTTCTCAAACGCCTCATCGAAGGCGGCCTTGGCTCCGGCATAACCAGCTTCTAGCCCGGTGCCTCGCCCGTCCAACCACATCCACTGGAAGTGCAGCTTCATCAACTTCCGCTGCTCTCCGTCGAGCAAAGGGAACCACTGCGCGACGTATCGCTCAGATACCTCCGCCGCCTCTAATGCCACTGGGTCAACTACGACCGGCTTGCCCAACTCGCTTATGCTCACGCTGCTCCTCTCATCTGCAAGGCCTTCCGAAGAAGCGCCTCGAAATCGCTATCGTCTACATGGTGGTGGTTCACCGCGACCTGCACGGCACGCTTTGAATCTGCCTTCGAGTAGCCCAGCCCGATCATCGCCAGGATCACATCCGCCCGCTGCGACCGGCGGGGATAGTCCGGCGGGCGCGGTGGCGGTTCCAACTCATGCCTCGGCTCGATCTTGAGCCCCATCACCAGGTACCGCATCCGGCGCTTGAGGCTCTTGTTCTGCTGCATCGCAATGATGAGCAGGAAGAAGAAGACGAGGTTGCTTGCGATTAGCCAGGGGATCATTTCGCACGCTCGCATTTCCGGCACTTCCGCCAGCCGCGCGAATTCACCCGACCATACTCAGCGAACGAGTGTCCTTTGCTGCAATGGGTTTTCCGAGCGTTGTGATGCTCCGACCCCTTGCGGTAGTTAGTCAGACGGCCCTTAGTCACTGCGTCAACGACGTTATCTCGCTGGCTCCCCCTGAAGAGATGATCTGGGCGGCAGCACGGCGGGTTATCGCAAGAATGGCAAACCTTCACACCTTCGGGAGCTCCGGCTTTCTTGAAGACGACCCCTTCCGCGTGCGCCTCGGTGAACCGCTGGAGGGCTGCCTCTTTGTTGGCGGTGCCAGTAAAGGTCCTGACCATGTGGAGGCCGACCGGCGTTGTGTCGCGGACGATGAATCGGGAGAGCGCCAGGCGGCGCTGGTAGCGCGGGAGGTTCTGAATCTCTATGCCGTCCATCATCAGGATGTCGAAGGCAACGTAGCTCCCTTTGACGAACTCGCCGTCGAGATGAACCTGCTGCCCAGCCAACTCGGCCAACTCGCGGGTGGGAACCGGAATTATCTCGCCCTTGCGATTGAAGGCGTAGACCAATGTTCCATCCGCGAGGATAGAGATGCGGTGGCCGTCCAGCTTCTCCTCCAGCTCCCAGCCGTCATTGACGACATACTCGCCGGCTTGATCCGGTCCGATCGGAGCCAGCAGCTCAGGGAAGAAGGTGGGGGCGAAGCCAGGAACTGTCGGGTCGGGGATGAATGCCGCGCCGACCGGATGGCCTTGAACGCCTTCCAGCTCGTAGACGCCGCCGCAGCAGTCGCACTTTTTGCCGGTCTTCTCATCGACGAGCTTGTCGAAGATTTTCCGGGCAACTTCGTAGGTCGTAGTGGTGGGGGTTTTAGTTCCAGCCCTAAGCGGTGCGCCGATGGCCCCATATTGAAAGTCAACCGACCACAGCCCGTCATGCTCCTGAAGCTGAACGTTGTAGGATTTCTGGTGGCGATCATTCCGAAGTACGAGCGAACAACTCAAAGGCTCCATCTGTCTCTCTCCATGCTGCTCAATTTGGTTTTTCTCTACTTCCCAATACTACTAAATCCACCAGCAGAGTCAACAAAAATCGACGCGTTTGCAGGGTTATTTGCACGCCTCTCGAACTCCGCGCTGAGGCGGTCGAACTCAGCTTGCTCCTCTGGAACCCAGTAGGGAATCCGGCTGAGAAGATAGCCCAAGTGATCCCACAGCTCGTCGTCACTCATGGCCCACGACCTCGCGCTGGCCGACGATCTGGGCTTTCAGCCTCTCGTATTCACGCTTGCGCTCGGGCGTCAGGCGACCATGGAAGCGGGCGCGCGGCCCGCGCATCCAGTGGTAGCCCTTCGTCCAGACCTTTCTGTTGCGCGCGGTCGGCTTGCAGTACTCCCCTCGCTCCGCCCCGCATTGCGGGCACGCGCTGAAGCAGCAGTACAGGCGGGTGCGCTCCTCCTGAGTTAGAGGGGCTGGCATGGCTCGACCTCCAACCACCGCTCCCAGAGACACCACACGTCGCCGCAGGTTTCGCATTGCGGCCCGTTGCAAGGTGTGTCGCCCCACTCCGGCCAGCGCATCGAGTCTTCGCTGATGGTGTGCCCGGCGGCACGGATGAGTTTGACTGCCTCCTCCTCGGAGGGCATGAGGATTTTAGCCAAGGTAAGAGTCCTTCGTCGGGTCGAACTCCCGCGCGTAACGCCGCATACTCTCGCACCAGTATGCCTCGCCCTCAAGGAAGATCCGCGGTGGCCCGACCAGCACATAGCGCCCGCGCATGCAGGAGAGTCCGTGGTAAACCCCGTTGGGGTCTTCGGTGACGCTCCTCTTCATGCCCATCCGCACCCACTTCTCCGAGAGGCTGGTTGCGGCGCCAGGCCAACGCGACTCGACCAGAAGATACGCCTCCGCTGAATCCGCATAGACCGGGTTGGGATAGAGCGCCTCACTCGACCAGCTCGTGCAAACGTAGCTGAGGCTGCGATATGTCCAGGGCTTGAACATCACATACTCGCCGCCGTACCAGCCAGCGTTTTTCAGGAACCGGAACTGCTGCGCTGTGAGGAGCGTCGGCGCGTGCGGCTGGACTGGAGGGACGATGAACAGGGATTGCGAGGCTCTAAGCGGTTTCCGTGGCATTCTGCTCCTCCCGCCATCTCAGCATCCCGGCGGGCGTCCAGTTTAGGAACACGCCCCGGTTGAACTTGAAGACTCCATCCTCGATGCCGTGGATTATCGCCCACGCCTCCGCCCCTTTATCGTCGAGGTTGGCGTTGATGGGGACGGATTTCTGGCCCTCGTAGTTGTTCTCGTGCGGCTGCGAGAAGGCAGCCCAACCCGTCCTCAACGGCGGCTCCAGCACGCCCATTTCTGCGAGCAGCCGGCGGCCGTCCGAAACGCTCATCTCCGGAACCTTATTGTCGGAGTAGGTGAGCTTGAGGGCCAGCGCGCTAAGGATGGCCTTGCCTGTGGTGAATTGCCGGGTGTTTAGCAGCGAGCGCCAATGCCCGGCGGTCATGAGATCGATAGCGTGATGCCACTGGCCGTTCGTCGTCTCGAAGCTGAAATCGCCCTCCTCGTCATAGACCGGCTCCGTCCCGGCTGCCTCACACACGCGCTTCACCAGAGGATGGTCAACCAATAGAGGGTGGCTGATGTAGACGTTGCCCGGGCCTCCCTCCCTGCGCCGGTAGTGCATCGGGAATTGGAAGAGACGCGAGGGCAACCGCCAGGGGAGGGCGAAGTCCTTGTTCGACCCCCAGCCGTCTCCCAGATCCCCGTAGTAATCGTCCTCGTCGCGGAGGTAGCCCAGCTCCACCAGCTTCTTGCCGAGGGGATCGCGCCGAGCTTCCCGCTCGATCGCTTTCTGCTCCTCCTCCGCCTTGTCCTCGGCGGCGGTCTGCTGGTCGAATAGGCCGCCAAGAAAGACGGCTCGGGATGCTGCACTAGGTTTCACTGGACACCTCCGCTTCTGCTCTGGCCGCGATGGACTTGGCCGTTTGATACCAGTCGAAACTCAGGTCTCGAAGCTGCTCGTTCGCCGTGCGAATCTCCTCCATCACCGACTCGATACCGTACATCTCGGATTCGATCCGGCTCCGCAACTCCGCGATGTCGTCGATCGCGTATCGCCCGGTGGAACTACACAGCTTCTCGATCGTCTTGACGCGGCCCAGCACATTGTCGATGAGGGGACAAGTGATCGGCGGGGGCTTGCGCTCCTGCTTCATGAGGTTTACTTCGTCGAGGAGGTCGCCCATCACTCCGCTGGCTCAAGGGGGCCGGGGCAATCGACGGCGCAAAGTTGAAATTCCAAGCAAGCTCCGCAATGAGGGCATACTTCGCCGCCGCAGCTTTTGCACGTCTGGATGTCGGGGGATTCCAATAATTCGGCCATTTGATCCTCGTTTCTCAGTTGGATACGCTGCCAGTGGAGGGGATCGAACCCTCACGCCGAACCCTGAAAGGCCCGACCGACGCTCTCTGTCACTGGCGGCGGTTGATCGGGTTTCAGCCCGTCAACCACTAAACCAATACTACTATTTCAGGCAGCAGTGTCAACAAAAATCGACACGAATCGCCAGCTATTACGCGGTGTTTAGAACATCGCTTTCTGAAGCGGCTCGGTGTCGTAGCCGTACTCCTGCACCCCGAATTGGAAGTTACGGCAAGCGGTGAAGGATCGATCCAGGCCCTTCCATCCCAGCGGGAGCGGGTCAATCATGATCCGCTTGGCGTCGTGGATCGTGAACCGAACGCCGTTGAAAGCGTCGACCCGGGCGACCGAGCCAGGATCATACTTGACGACCAGGTGGAGGTTGTTCTTCCACTCCCGCGCCACCCCGCAGATATAAAAGAACTCCCCGCGCATCCGGATCGGGTACTGGCCGTCGACGATGGTTCGGCAGATCGTCCGCTCCCAGGCTCCCCGCAAACAGTTCGCGCAGTGATTCGCTGGATTGAACCCTGTGACGTGCTTCGCCCACAAATATGAAAACTCCGCAGCCTTCCCGCTGCTAATTGGAGCGCCTTCGATTTCAACACAAATTTCCATATCCAAATACTACTATTTCAGTAGTGTCGGGTCAAACTTTATTTCCGCTATGCGCGAACTCCCCATACTCCTCAATGGCCGCTTTCATGTAGACTTCGTGGGCTATCTCGGCGGTCGCATGACCACCAAGATAGACCCTCCTTCCGCCGCGCGTCATCGATGTAACGTATTGCTGACCAGGGGTGCGATAGGGGCAGAATTGCACGCCTTTGAAACCCGTTCTATTTGAGCTCCGACGATTCGCCTGATTCAGGCGAAAGGTAGCAGGCCGGAGATTCGCCTTACGATTATCTAAGGTACTGCGGTTGTGATGATCGCGGCACTCTCCTTCGATTTCGCCCATGATCTCCTCGTGAAGCGAGACGTGAATTTGGCGGCCGTTCACGCGACGCATCCGCATCGCATAATAAGACCGGGTGTGAGGATGCCACCGCGCACTCCATGAGCAATACTCAACCCGCGGCGCGTCCTCGGCGTCGATGCATGAAAATTGTCCCTTACTCAATTTGATGTAGGCGATGGATGGTCCGACTACACGAATCGCGTCCCGCCTGATAGGCTTAGCTGGCACGGTGATCCCTCACGATCTCTATGCGGGTAGAGCCTGTCCGGGCTCCCCGCAACGTGCCCCAATTATAACGCGATTGCTTTTCTCCAGGCTTCGACCATCATCGGCCCCTTACCCACTGATTCACCGTCGGGCCACGGCAGAGAAAATTCACGCGTTCCTTCGGGATTCCGCGCGTAGGGGATGACCGACGCGATATCTGCTTGGATGACCTTCATAGTGCGTTCAGCATACACGCGAAGAAGGTGGAGGGCAAAGAGAAACCCACCCCGAAAGGTGGGCTTCGCTTATGCGACGTCGAACGGATGCCGTAAGTAAGGTGCGTGGCGGGGACGCCTCCCCGTGCGTTCCACGACTCCGCCGCAATCCTTTAGGCCGTCGGAGCTGGTGCTGGGTCCGGCGCGGGTTCGCCTACCGCCGGCTGGTTCGCCGCATCGACGGAAGCCTGAATCGCAGTCGCCGCGGTCGAGACGGCCGCTCCAAGTGTCCCGACCTCATTGATCGCCTTGGTGACGCTGGCGATGGTCGTCGGATCCTTGACGTTCGCATCCGTGAGGATCGTGCCGAGGTTGGTCTGGATAGCCGCGAAGGCGCTGGCAGCCGTCGGAGTTGCTCCGAAGTCCGCTACGGTGGCACTCACGGCCGTCAGGTCGCGCTGCGCTTGCGCTGCTACCGTTCCGACCACGCTAGCCGCAGCGGTATTGCCAGCCGCGCCAAGCCCGATCTGGAGGCACAGGCCGATGTACTTGATGGAGGTGTCCACAACGCTTGTGATTTCCGGGGCTTTACCTTCGACCTCCAGAAGTGTCTTCTGAATCCAGGCGGCGGTGCTGTGTTCTGCGAGTTCAAGCTTCAATTCGATGGTTGCTAGTGACATGGTGTTCTCCTCTACCGCGAGCGGTGGCTCGACTATACCGATTCCGGATTCCGGAATCAAGACCCAACTAGAACGGGCAGCTATGCGTCGCCAGGCACGCGATATTCACAGCGAGATTCCCATAATTCATAGCCTTGCGCCACCACGGTTGAGGCGCGGTCGCTCGGTCCATGTCCTTGCGGAGATCGGTGGCGATGCCCGTGACCTGCACTCCAGTCAGCGCCAACTGCTCAGAGGAGTCCGCGCTCCCCTTTAGGAACCGGGCCACGTCCTTGGACGTCACGAGGTCGTCGAAGTCCTTCACAGACTTCGCCAGGGCGACGCTATTGGCGTTGACGCTGGTATCCACGTCGAGGAAGGTTTTATTCGCGCTCGCGAGGAGAGGGCCTTCCCCGGCAGTGAAAGTATTGATCGCCATGGTCGCCGCGTCGCCAGTCCCGGCGATGGAGGCCGTCACCCGGTTGAAGCCAGAGAGCGAAGTGTGAACGTCTGAGAAGAGGTCGGGGAGGGTCTTCTTGAGCATGAACTGCTCTTGCTTCACCAGGTCGCCAGCATCGGCCAAATCCTGCCCCGCGAGCGATAGCGTGCCGCAGTGGTTGGCCTTGTCCGCAGAGGTCTTCCCGCTGCCCGCGCAAGGCGCGATGAGCTTCGCCGCCACCGCATTGAATCCGGCGGCCGTCGGCTTGAGGTCGGGGATCTTGTGGCCGGTCGTGACGAGGAACCACACGACGGCTACGCCAACGACGGGGACGGTGCCAAGCGCGATGATCTGGAAGATGAACTTGAGCCGATTCACTACAGCTCCATCAGAAAGATGTGGTGCCCAATCTGCACCGTCTCATGCACGACGGCCGGATTCCAGGTCTCGGGGAACTTCACTACTTGACCGGTCATAAGCGTGAACGTCGCGTTGCTCACGATGCCAGCGGGGTTCCAGTAGAGCGTTGCGCCCTCGGTCACATCCACCGTCTCGCCGTCGATGACCTGCCGCGCGATGGTCTGGGCCAGCGCGAAGCTCGGGTCAGTCGGGCTGGGCTGGAGGTGATACTCCGGATCTGAAGGGACGCTCATCGACGTGAACTGCCAGGCCCGGTAAACCTCATGCGAGAAGGTCGTGTCGTGCTTCACGGTCCGGTTTCGGATGACGCAAGCCACCGCCGTCATGCCCGCCGCACCCTCGCCGCGCGCTTCTTTCCAGAGGCAGAGGGCGGTGTCGGAGTAGTCGCTCGGGGTCGGGATCAATTACCGCCTCGCTTCTTCTGGACGAAATATCCAGCCACCGAGGTCGCCACCTGCAGGATCGTGAGAAGTATCGCCAGCCCGCGGATGTCGCCGTTGAACTCTGCGATAGCCAGGGCGTTCGCCCGGCTCGTCGACTCCAGCGCGTCCATCCTTTTGATGTCCTCGGTGTGGATGGTCTCGATGTCCTTCACGAGATTGTCGATGCGGGTATCTTCGACAGCGGACTTGATTTCGAGGCCATAGACCGCAGCCGAATTGGCCGAGCTTTGGGGACTCTGCGCGGCGGCAGGGGGATGGCGCCCATCGAAGATGACGAACAGGCAGACCACGATGAAGGCCATCTTGCACAGCAGCACCACGCGACCCGTCCGATTCACGAAATCCCCCATAGTTGCCTCACGCTGAAGTTACCCATCGCTCTTTGCAGAAGTCTCCGCTGAGGCCGGAGTCGACGACGCGTCGATGGGAGTCTTACTTTGCAGCTGGGCCGAAAGCTGATGCATTACATTCTGAGAGTTGGCGGAGACGCCAGTCAGCGTCCCGAGCATGAGGGTAAGGACCGCCAGGATGCCAGCGCCGGCCGGGTGGGTTTTGTCGGTGATGTAGACGTACGTCATCGCCGCAGTAACCGACAGGAACCCCAAAGAGCAGACGGCGAAGGTCGCAAGGAATACGAACCGGGTCGTCGACGGGCCACCCTCGAAGGGCAGCTCCTTCAGTATCCCCCATACCGATAATGTCTTGACACGCGCGTCGAGCTCTTCGTCTGCCATACGTTCATTCTAGAGGCGGGCGCAAGAGGGTCAGAAGCTGACGTGCCCACCGGCATTCGCGCCGAAGTGAACGCCCTGCGGAGCGGGAGTGCCGAGGGTGATATTCCCTGTCCCGGTCGCCGCGAAGGTCAGCACCCCGGCGGTGTCCGAGGTGGCGCTAGAGGGCGCGCCAGTCCCCGCGACTGTGTAGACGGTGTTGGGCGTGAGATCGGAGACATACTGCGTCGTCGCCCCCGAGGCTGGGTAGGTCACCCCGGTAAAGGTAGCTGGCCACGCACGCATGAAGCAAACCATCGACGCGCCAACCTTGCCGCAATCGAAGTTCTGGCCTCCGGTAGACTGCACCAGCGTCGTCGAGCTCTGCGTCAGGCTTGATGTTCCCCATTCCATCACAGATAGAAACTTGGAGTTGGTAGCTACCGACGACGGGTTCACTTCGAGCGACGTATACGGCTCCCAATCAGCAGCCTGATCTGAGCTTCCAGACGTCAATCCAGCATTGGTAATGGTCGCCCCGGACGGCAGTAGGCTGGTGAAATATGCCTTCTGCGAACTGGACCGAGTGAGCCAGCTTGCCACGCTTCCAGAGATGGTCGGGTTTCCCGTCGTCATCAGATAAAGCTGCTTCGTCCAAGTGTTCGTGGTCGAGTCGCCACGGTCGTAATAGACAACCTGATTCGATCCGCGCAGATAGATCAGCGACCGGGACGCGGTGATGCCAGAAGATAAATAGCCGAAGCCTCCATAAGTCGATCCATTGTAGGCATTGGATTGATCGATGATTGCAGCCACATAGGTTGGCAGCTCGCTGTGCAGCAGTGTGATAAGTCCTTGCTGATAGGAGTGCCAGAACTGGCCTCCGTACTGCGCGGCATACCCTTGCTCGCAACTATTCGCAACTGTGCAACTGGTTTGCGTTGGATTGTTCTGGAGGGCCACCAGGTTCTGCTGCGGAGCTGTCGTCATCTGATCGTTGTAGTCATTGAATTCAGCGCGGCCCTTGGTGATGTACTCGCCGTCAGAGTAAATATCGAACCGCCCATCGAACTCATGCTCATGGTCGATGGCCGTATTGGGCGCGTAGTAAGAAAACAGCGTTCCGCCCGATGTCCAGTTATTGCGCACCACGATGTGCTGGTTTCCAGCGTCGTACAGGTCGGTGGGCAGGGAAGGCCGTGGATCGGCTGGCAGACTGGCAAGCGGATCGGTAGCGGGTTGGGTGATAAACAAATCAGGAAGTACATCTTGTGCGTAGGTATTCGTTGTTTCGTTATTCCAGCCTGCGTAAAAGCAAGCCGAAGGGCATCCGTAGGATGTTCCAAGTGGGCCGCCAAAAGCGGTATTCAGTATTGTCCACAGCATTGCCGAATCGCCCTCAGTCCTCCCTATATAAGAGTTTCCCAACATTGTGGCCGATTGCGTGACAAAGTTGGATGGATATTTGTAGTAAGTAAGCTCGTCCCCCGTATTCAAGAAGTTAGTCGATCCCTGTATAACGGCTCCGCCTGCCGTGGTGAGGATGGGGCCAGTCAAAGATGCAAGATCGGTGATGTAGCGCAAGTCCCAGTAACTCGACGAGGCAAGGCTCATCTGCGGCCCATAGGCAATCGGATCGAGATAGCCAGCCGTGTATGCGGCGTCGAGCGCCCACTTCAGCTTAGAAATTGATCCTCCATAGCTGTTGCCCTCACTTGGCTCTCCGCCACGTCCAAGACCAAAGCAAGGAGTTTTCGTTCCCAGCGGTGCCCATGTGCTGTCGCAACTTGGCACGGTCGAAAGGTTCGCGTAAGCGGTCTGGTATGCCTGCCACGTCACGTTCGGGTCTTCCATGTCGGCCCAGTCTTTGTACATCATGCCTCCCGTGAAATACGTCCAGTAGGCATGTAGGGAACCAGCCGTCCCATCGGGACAGACCTGATAACGCGTGGCTGAACAGGTGTTCGTCAGCGGGGGATCGTCTGTCGTGTTGTCATTGAATGTCAGGGCGTCGGCCACCAGATAAAGCATCTTGCTCTGGGTGTAGTTGTTTCCCATCGCCCGCTGATTTGTATAGTCAAACTCGTTCCCCGTATCGAACTGCGAGGAACTGTTGTAGTTACCGATCACCGCAAGCGTTCCATTGCCGCTGTTGGTGACAGTAAACTTTGCAAAGGCCGCCAGAAATTCCCGCGCCTGGATCAAGTCTGTTGAGTTTAGATATCCCCCCGCCATCAGCCAATCTGGAGTGAGCGTAAATGCTTTCGCACTGTCCGACCAGTGGTTTCCTCCATAGGCGCTCGGGTTCGCGATGAACTGATCCATCATGTAAGTAAAAATGTCGCGTCCCGCGCAACCCCATTGGTAACTAGGATCAGAAGGATCAATCATCGACATAAAGGCAAAGAGATTGGCGTCCCCTTCTTTGTAGCTTTGCGACTGGTCCGAGGAGGGGCCGCTTCCACCCACGCAGGCCGATCCATTCCATGTGCTGAAAGTCCAAATGCCAGAGTCTGTCGTGTACAAGTTGACGGCCGCGGTACGCAGCGCCTGGTAAAGCGTGTTGCCACTCGTCGCCTTAGCTCGCAAACCGGGCAACATCGCCGCCGTTACCAGCAGCCGCGGGTGGCTCGTCGCCGGAGTTGGAGACCCCGTGAACGTTACGGTCGAGGTTGCCGTAACCGAGCCGACGTTGGTGGTAGCAGTCAGGGTGTCGGTCTCAGCAGTTGTGTCGTAGAGCGCGATGGTACAAGGCTCGTTCACTACGCAAGGATTGATGCCAACCAGCGTCCCGGTCCCGCTCGTGATCGACCAGGTGACGGTCTTGTTGTTCACACCCTGCACGACGGCTGTGACGGTCTGATAAGTGCCGATGGGGGCGATGGCGACGGTGGGATACACCGAAAGCGTCTGCGCCCATACATGGGCCGAGCACAGCAGTGCGAAGGTAAGTAGGCGTCTCATTAGAATGACCAGTGACAACCGGATGTAGAACCGAGTGCGTTAGGCACGTCTGTTATTGCAAAATCTCCAGCGGTCGCCGTTGCTGGAATCACCAAGCCGGTGGTCGAGTGGTCCGTACCGTTGATCGGCTGCGTCGAGTTGAAATTCTTCAACGTGATCACTTGGCTGGTTTGATTGTTGATCGTGTAGACGGCCCCCGACTGACCGACGCATGAGGGAAGAGTCAAAGTTTCCCCGGCGGAAGCCTGCGTAAGTTCAATGTAGCCATCCGACGCGAGCATTTGATATGCGGTGGTGGTCACCGGAGCATTGGTGACAGTCATAGTTAGCCCAACGTTTTCACCGGAAAAAGCGGTGTATGTTTGTGCTCCCGAAGGCAAGGTGCTTTGACCGGTGAGATAATACAGCGGCGTGCCGCCCCCAAGTCCCGGACCCGTTGCAGTCACCCATACCACAGGAAACTCACCGGCAACCGCATTCAGTGGTGCCGTGAATCCAACACCCGCAACAAAGGTCTGATTGCCGGATGTCGCAGTAGGTGTCACGGTGAATGAAGAACCCGGAACGATTGTAAATGTTGGTGCTGTTCCGGTCGCATACGCGAGAGTGATTGGAGTGGTTGTTGGCGCTGCATTGAATCCCAAGGTGATTGAACTTAGTGGCCCTGAGATAAGTGGAGAGGGAACCACAATCGCCCAGTTCGCTGGCATATTATTGTTGTACGAACCTGGTATTGACCCGGCGGTGCCAACAGCACCCGCCACCGTTTGGACAATGGCGTTCGGATTGCTCTTGTTATACCCGAAGTAATATTCCATCGAGTTCCACGCATCGGCCTGCATGAGCAAATAGCCAGCATTTTGCAGATGGACGAAATCAGACTGATAATAAGTCCCGTTGGTGTTACACGATGAACATCCGAGATAGGGGTCGGCTGCGAAGTCGAGGATTCCTGCTGCTCCCCACGCCTTCCAGTTTTGCCGAATAAGGTTGTCCAGAGCGATTTGATTTGCGTTCCATGTCAAACCGTTGGGCGGAGCCGGTGAGCTGCCTCGACTTATCATCGTACCCACGAAAACCTTGCACCCGGCTTGCGTGAGTAGCTGAATTTGATTTGCTAAATACCCCGCTACATTCGCCGCGGTGGCTGTCGAATAATTAGAAAAATTATTTGTTCCATCGAAGACTGTTGCTATCTGTGGGCCTTGATTGGAGGAACAGTTAGGGGCGGCGCTACCGGCGTTTGTGGACATGATGTAGTCAGCCGTTTTCCCCGCATTGCCGAGGTTTGTTACAAGCCCAAATGTAGGAACAGGCGCAGGTGGTTGATTCACCCAACAATCACCCGGAACAGTACCGTAAAGGCAGTAAGTGAGCGAGTCCCCATAGGCATACCAATTAGGCCCTATGGAGTTCCATTGGACGCCTATACTCCCTGCTCCTCTCGCCTGAATATCAGAACTTGAGGCTGCATATTCCTGAGCAACTTGAGCCGCCGTCAGTTCTGTAGACCATCCAATAAATTCGTACTCAGTGACAATTGACGCTGAATTTAGGCCGCACGATTGGCATGCTCCTAATATCCAGTTCCCCGACAGTTGAGTTCCCGCGCTATACCCGCGATTGGTGTACGGCGTCACTTCCACTCCGTCAAAATAAAAGTGATCGTAGTCACTGCCGCTGGTTCCAAAAGTAACGATGACAACGTGGTTGCCCGAAGACAGGTTCACGGGGGAAGTGGTCGTATCAGCACCGTACTTCCACAGTGCCAGGCCGGGCGTAGTAGACCAATTGTTGCCTCCAACCGAGCTGATCCACGCACTCAAGAATATCCAGGGGCCGTTGTTTGTGGCTCCGCTAGTGCTGGGTGTCAAAACTGCCGCTTCGGCTCCACTACCGGACGAACCCGTTATAGGGATGTTGATTACAAACTCGAAAGTCCGCAGATTGTTGACGGAGGTTGGAAGAGGCGCACATCTAGCGTTGTCGGGAAAGAACAACCCAACTAGGGTGGACTGTGGGGCATTCGCACCTGTGCATAGAGTGGCGTTATTTCCGTTACCGCTAGAATCCGTTATGGTCGTGCCACTGATGAATTGAGGAAGCATGTTCAGAAAAATCTCGGCGCCTGAGATATGCTGCGATGTGTTCGCGATCAAGCACGTTGATTCTGACAGGCAAGGGTTGCTGTTGATCGTCGTAGTGGTAGATACGTGCGCCGTCTGCCCATTGATCGTTGATTGACCGAGTGCGGGTAACGCGAATACCAGAGGCAGCGCGAGAATAAAATTACGGAGTGACATTGATAGCTCCTAGACTTTCTGATTCGAGAGTGGTTCCGTTGAATGAATCAAATGCCTGCAGTGCACATGTATTAGCGGGCATCGTGCCGATCCCGGTCATTCCCCCATTCACACCTGAGGGCCACGTCCAAGAGTATGGACCCCCACTGGTAGGCTGACATACACGGAAGACTATGTGTTGACTTAAGGCAATGCCTGTGATCGTGGGTGTGGTGTTGCCGCTCAAGGTGATGGTCTGAAGACAATTGGTGGCTGTGATGACGGGAGTTGTCCCGCTTAGAGTTGTGACGGTTGGGCATCCTCCGCCGCCAGTCCCGTTCGCGGCGAGCGTGATGGTGCCGTCGGCAGCGATCGTGATGTTCGCATTCGTATAAGACCCCGGCGTCACCGCCGTCGAGGCGATGTTCGCATGGGGCAAGAGGCCGGTCACGTCGGCGCTCGCGAGATTGACAGCCGAGAACGTCATCTGCGCAACCGCACTCGAGAGCGCGCTGACATGAGCGATTCCGGCAGCGGAGACGGTGAGGGGGAACTGGATGCCGTAGGCCGTCATAGACGAGCCGCTGGGTCCGAGGAGGTTGACGTTCCCGGCGAAGAGGGTTGGGAGCGAGGTTCCAGGCGCAAGGCCGATCGGAGCGGCGACGCCCGCGGTTCCGGTAGTTGCTACCGAACTCGGCGCGATGGCCTGCCCTGCGATGGCCGCAACGACGTTCGTCGCATTGACTGGGGTCGTGACCGAGATCGCGCCCGTGGAGTTGGTGATCGTGGTTCCGTCTGGCTTCACACCGCCCAGCGTGCTGGAGGTCGCGGCAGGAAGGGTATAGGTAGAGGCGTTGGCAAGGACGAAAGCGTCCGTGGCGAGCTTGGTCGAGTTGTCGCCGGTGGTCTGCGTGACGGCGGAGATGCCGTTCGGGAGCGCCGGGGTGCCGCTCAAATTGGCCGCTGTGCCGCTGGTGTTCGCTGCGATCGACGCCGGAATATCCCCAGAAACGAGAGCGCGGACGCCAACCGCACCAGAAGATCCGTTGGGAGTGGCAACCACCTCGTTCGCCGGACCCGAATAGCTGGATCCAGCCCCTCCGCCTTTGGGCCAGCACCAGACATTGGTGTATGCGGTTGCGCCATCTAGGTAGCAGGTGATCAGCAGCTCGGCCCCCGAAGTTGTGGGCATGGCGGGAGGCGAGCCGACAGGAAGGCCGTTCGACAGCCAATAGACGCCAGGAGCTGTGAAAGACCCGCTAAAGGGCGTGGTACTCGACTGGATGAGCTTGAACGTGATCTCGGCGGTGCCGGTGCCAACGGGCGGCTCAATGATGGTCAGAGCGCACGAGTCGCCATCCGTCAACGTGAGGCTCTGATTATTCCCGTTCAAAGGGTCGATCGTCGCGGAGGTAGTGCAGGTCCCCTCGCTGACCTCGCCGGCCGCGAAGAGAGGGCCAGTGAACTGGTCAAAGGTCGGATGGAATATGAGGCCAGGCCCCGTGAAGTCGCCGACGCTGCACTTCGGGTCGGTGTTATAGCCAATCTCAGCCGCAAACTGGGCATATCCCAACGACGCGAAACAGATCGGTATCCCACCCCCTACTTGGTACTGGTAGAGAGACAGATAGGGCACACCACCGGAGCTGTTGCCGAGTTCAATCCCGAGCGTTCCCGGAAGGACGCCGAAGCCGGAGGTCTGGACGTAATATCCTCCGAGGTCTTGGGCTGACACATAGCCAGTAGGATCGACTTCGATGCCGCCCGGCTGAATATAGCCAATCTGACCCGTCGAGTTCACGACGGTGGCTTCCCGCCCCGGAGAGTCGACAAGATTGATATTGAACGGCCCAGTCAAGAGATTGTGGGTGTCCGTGATGGCGAACGTGCCGACGTAGGGCCCATCGATGCCAGCGACGGTGACGCCATCCGGAAGGTAAATCTGGCAGTTCGTCAGAGGACTGAGGGTGCAGTCACCCGCCGCAGAGAAATCGACGACCGCCATGCCATTTGTGGAATCGGTGGTCGATGGCACATAGAGATGGCCGCCCACCTTGGACTGCGCCGAGGCGATGATCGAGGACAGAAGGATAACGGCCAGGGAGAGGTTTTTTAGCATGAGGAGGCTCCGAGCGTGAACGGGACACTAAGGCTGTTGATGCTCATGTACATCCAGACGGTCACGTTCGAACCGTACGCGTTGGTCATCGTCACCGAGACCGGCGCATGCATCGGGAAGCCGAAGCCGCCCGAGCTGAAGGAGCAGGAATTACTCAGCGCGACCACGTAGATGTACTGGTCTGAAGGGTTGAGAGGTCCCCAGCTCGTTTGAGCCCCGAGACCCGCGCTTGGAAGTGTGCCGGTGGCTCCGACCAGAACGGCGCTGGTTCCAGAAGCGGTCAGCCCGGTCGCTCCGGCCGTTCCGACTCCAGCAAACTCGCGGACGGCGAAGGATCGTCCCTGTGTGGCGCCGGCGGTCTGGGCTGGGGCCGTCGATGTCGTGGTGGCGCTCCAGGTGGTGTTTGCCGAGTAGACGTAAGGGAAGACCGCCGAAGTGAAAGGCGTCGTCAGCGTCACATTGTGCGTGCCGTCGGAGACGGTACCGCTGGCCGGTGTGCCGTTGCTGTAGCTCAGGGTGCAGGTGTTCGGATTGGTCGAGTTGTTGCCAGCCTCGAAGGGGCCGCCCGCCGCGGTGCAGGACATGCTCACCGCGAAGGGCGATCCGATAGCCGAAATGCATCCGTCGGTGATGGTGGCAACCTGACCAGAGAGGCTGAGGGTGACCGTTGGCCCCGTGCAACCGGACCCGCTGCCCGCAGACCCGAGAGCCAGCCAACTCGACGAGCTTCCGGGGGTGATGCCGGTGTTGTTCGCGATCGTGCTGAGGTAGGTGCCCCCAGAGTAGGTGACGATGTTGTCGAGCTGGTAGTTGATCCCGGACGACCACGCGCCCTGATAGGGATTCAGCAGCGCCCATAGGGTGTTGTCGATCTTGGTCATCGAGCCGTTGTAGCAGACGCCCCAGGCCGTGACGCCATTCGGCGGAAGACAGAAGCTGAAGTGCGGGGTCTGGGGGAACCCACCTTGGGCGCGGGCAGACGCCGCTCCGAAGAAGAAGGCGGCCATCGCCAAGACCAGTTTGAGCTTGCGCATTACTTCCTCCCGAATAACCTCATGATGTGCTTCCGCAGGAAGAACCCGGCGGTTGCGAGAGCAGCGCCCAGAGACTGCAAAGCCAGAAAGCCAGAACCCGGATCGACATACATTAGTAGGTGGCCCTCCAGTGAATGGGGATCGCGTTCAAGCTGCCCGCGCCGCTGCCTCCGATATTGGTGGCAGCACGAATCACCGCCGTGGCGCCGGTCGTGCTAGTGCCGAGGTGGTAAACCGTCACCGCATCCTCGTTCGTCCCATCCGGATAGGTGCCCAGGCTGAGCGTGAGGACAGGGTTTCCGGGGAAAGTAGCAGGGAACGTGATGGCCTGCGTCGCCAGCGTTCCGCCGCCCACCGCGCCGGAGGTCACGGTGCCGTAGGCCTCATACAGAAAGCCGCCGGCTCCATCCGGGCTCTTGATGAAGGTTCCGTTCCCGTTTCGCGTGGTGACTATCGGCACGGCGGCCTTCGCAGCAGCAGCAACCGCAGCAGCGAACAGGGCGGTGAGGGCCGAGACATTGCCGTCATCGAGGACATCGACGTTCCCGTTTTCGACCGAAATCCAAGGAGCCAGCATCGCCATAGCCATCGTCGCTTGGCGCCAGCACTTATTCGCGCTGGAGGAAGCCGCAACGCCAGCCACGAACCCGGTCGGGAGGTAGCTTGAGGCCAAAAAGGTCGCTTGGCTGTCTACGTTCGCTCCGCCACCGCCCGCCACTTGCTGATAATCAATCGTTGCCACTCAAGCCTCCTTGAACCTATACCGCTGGTGGTGCCCACTTGCCAGAATCCCAACCGGCTACGACCGGTGTCTCCAGATCAAAGCCGAAGATCGGGGGGCCGGTGATGAAGTAATAGCCCGTGATGCCGACGCCCGCGGACTTCAGCGAGAGCTGCCCGCCGAGCAAGAGCGCCGTTTGAACTGCCGTCAGGGGAGGACCAATGACGTAAATCGTAATCGTCATGTTCTGGTTGTCCTGAATAAGCAGAGTGTACCCGAGGGGTGCAAATGCGAACTCCAGCACAGCCGCCGTGCTGCCCGCCTTCCCGGTCCAGTAATTGACTGCGATTCGCGCCCTCAGCACCAGGCGATAGTCGTCGTCATCGAGCAGGTACATGACGTCGCCGGTTTCATCGGGGCCCAGCCAGTTGCCTTGATCCCAGCCGAGGCCGACGGTGTCGAACGAGAAGAAGACGCCCGTCAGAGGTATCGCCAACTCGCGGGAAATCCCAATCCAGAGCCCCACCGCATCGAGCTGCGAGCCGACCGCCAGGTCGAGGTCGTACTTGAGGAACATCTCGGCGTAGAGGTTCTGCAGGTCCACATACGGCTGGCAAGCCTCCGCTACCATCTGCCGGAATAGCGGCTGGTTTGCATGCTCAGAGGTGATGCGCGCGAGGTATTGGTCGACCGTCACCATTAGGTCACGACCGAAACGTTCGCGAGAAGCCCGACGGCGGCCGCGTTGAATGCGATCGAGATGTCCGCCGAGGAACCGGGCGACGGGGCAGTCCCGATATACAGGGAGGTGATGACGAAGGTCTGCTGCTGAGGCGTGCCGGGGAGACCGGCCTCCGCGACGAGCCAGGCGTCATAGACGTCCTCGCCGATCGCAAGCTCGTTGATGAAGTTGACGATGGCAGCCTGAATAAGCGGCTCCGTCGAACCCACCCAGCCGGGCAGGACAGTAACGTTGACGATGGCATAAATCTCGACCTGCGCCAGCTCGAAGAAGTTGATGGTGATGGGCAGCCCAGACGGGTCAGCAATCGTCTCTGAAGTCGTGCCGTAGGTTCCACACCCTTGGTCCTTCTCGAGAAGAATAGCGGTGGCGATGGCCGTGGCGTCGCCACCCTGCACGACGGCGCAGATCGAATGGCTGGGGATGCCGTTGCTGTCCGTGGTGGCGCTGTCGTTCTCGTACACCAAGGAGCGAACCACGCCGGGGATGTCAGCCACCGCGCCCATGATCGCGCCGATGGAGGTCTGCGATGGGATGGCCGTCGAGATAGTCTGGCGCTGGCGGACGGCCCCATCGGTTTCGGTGGAGGATCCGATATCGGAAGCAGCCGGATTCGTGATCGTGTCCCACCCGAGCTGCGGGGTGTAGATGGTAGTGATCGTGTTCGGCGGGGCGACAATGGCTCCGACGGCGGCGCATGTCACGGTCACGGGTATGGTTCCGGACGACGGAATCAGCACGGACGCGGGCAGGTTCCAAAGATTCGGCGGGGTCGCAGTGTCCTGCGCTTGGCCGTTGACGATGGTGAAGCCAGGCGCGCCCACAACATTGCAGATGGCGGTGCTGTTGGTTCCAGCTTCGCGGGCCATGCCGTTTATCTTGATGGCGGTGTCGAGCTGGACGCCCACGGCCGTCTGAGGGCTGTAGGCATTGAAGGCGGCGACGGCGGCGACGTTCGAATCGTAGATCGCTTGAGCTTCGATCGCCAGGAGCTGATAGTCCTGCGAGCCGGTGGCGAGATACACGTCATCACCCCAAATGCTCTGATAGGTCGCGATCTTCGAGTTGATGATGTCCTGAAGAGCGGGGATCGTGATGCCGGTGGGTGTGATGGTGGGACCGAGGGTCGCCAGTGGGTAGGTCATTGGGCCCCCGTTGGGAGTGAGGTGACGATGCTGGTGACGCCGTAGATCGTATTGACCTCCGCGGCGATGACGAGGGTGCGGGTGGTCTTATTCAGGCTGCTCGTGTAGGCGACGATCCCGTTGACGGGAGTCACGCCTTCCACGCTGAGGATGACGCCCTGAATAAGCTGATCGTATAGGCCTTGGGTTCCATAGCCCAGTACCTCGGAGAACCATGGGACGCCCTGCGTGGTGTCGAGGAACCACTCCCCCAAAAGCAGCTTTAGCGTGGTCATGATCGCCTGCCCGACCGCCGCCGGGCTGTCGACCAGATAATTCTGACCATTGACCCCGAAGGTAAAATCTCCGGTCGCTGATTGGGCACGGTAGCGCATAGTCACATCCTAGCTTGCCCTGCAAGCCGCTATGGGGTATGGCCGTTGAGGGTGCCGGTGATGAGCACGTTTCCGGTGATGGTGAGTAGGCCCGAGCTGGGGAGAACGATGTCAACCACCCCGACAGGTCCGATCCCGATATACGTTGTGCCATCGTCGCTCCTCATCTGGACTTGGGTGGTGCTGACCGCCGTGAGCAGGTTTACTTGGCTGCGCGGTCCGACGAAGAGGAAGCCGTCATCCCAGGAGAAAATCCGGAACTCGATCGGGTCTTGGAGACCGCCGGCGCGCCACCAAAGATCGATCGCGCGCGAGGAGAAGACGCAAATGCCCTCATCGCCGGGCGCGATGGGGTAGGTCGTAGTGAAGCCACCGCCAGACTGGAAGAGGACCGGCACGTTCACCAGGAGCCGAGGCTGCACCATCATGTACGTCCCGTCCGGCAGGGGGACGCGAACGCGGATGTTGGGCTGGCAGGTAGCCGTCATCTTGATGGGGTCGAACGTCACCACGTCCACCGGGCAGCAGGTTTGGAGGGCGAGCAGTTCCGCCCGGATCATGGCTTTGATGCTGGCTTCGAGGTCGTTTGCGCGTTCTAGCTGGCTCATTGCGGACTCACCTGCTGTCCCGCCGGGGCGGAAGGGTTGATCGAGAGGGCGGTGATGTCGGTGTACCACTCCTGCCCGCGGCTATCGCCCGAATGCTCTGCGACGGCCACGCGGTAGAGATTGGATCCGGATTGGACCTGCGCGACATTCGTGAAGGAGTTTTGGGTGTTGGGGAGCAGAATGATCCCGGAGCCGGCCGGACTCGTCCCCTTCGCCGCGAGAGTCTGGGTGATGAGGTCGGGAGCGAGCTGGATGGCCGTTCCGATCTTGACAGCGCCGTTCATCAGGCAGCGGCACTCCACTCCGTCGATCGTGAACTCGGGGATTCCGATGAGGCCAGTCGAAGGGCTGAGGACGACTGCGGTGCCAGGCAGATACCCGGTGGTGCTGACGAACTTCAGAACGCCGTTCTCGACGTACCAGTGGCTGCCAGCGGCGTTCGCTGTAGCCGCCACCTGATCGAGATACACCCGCGCCAGGCCGAACAGCACCTTGCCCCTCGGAAACGCGCCGCCGAAGCTCTGCAGATCGAGAGCGGACTTGTCTACGGTCACGCCCATCGCATCCGCGCATGCCGAGACGACCTGCTGCGGCGTGGCGCCGGCCTCGAGCGTCTGGTTGACGTTGCCGTAGTTGAAGCCGAAGTCGTTGTCCCCGGCAGTGATCTCCAAAAAGCGGTCGGTGCCGCTCTCCTTCCCCTTCTTGAAGTACTTGATGTCTCCGCTGAAAATCTGATTGAGGCCCGTTCCGACGTAGCCCACCTGCAGCTTGATCGAGGTGTACTGCTGAACCACCTTGTTCACGGTCTGGGGGCTGAGGTTGTAGATGCGGACGATGAGGGTGTTCGGCGTCGAAACCTCCGACTGCTTCACCTCGAAGCGGAAGCGCAGGGCGCTAAGGTCCGTCGTCTCCACTTGATTACCCACAAGCAGCGAGGCGATGCGGCCGAATTGGACTCCGGTCTGGCTCATTGGGTGAAGGGGATGAAGTAGAGGTTCACGGACTGGCCGAGATTCTCGAAGGTGGGAGCCACCAGGGGATCGGCGCCGCCCGATTGGAGGAAGAGCGATCCGCCAATGCCGAGGTAGCCGAGCTGGCCGAGAAGGTCGACGCCTGTGACCATATTGAGCCCGCCGACAATGGTGTTCGCGCTCGTGTCGAGAATGTCCAGCACCCAGCACTGGGCAGCCTTGCTCCAGTAGATGTTGAGCTGGTAGGTGGTTGCGCCCAACTGCACAGAGAGCAGTTGCGGCAGGGCCAGGAGCGGGATCTCGTAGAAGTTCATGGGGTCACCTCGGACTCTGGGAAGGGGAACCGTTCGGCGGCTGACTTCGTGAGGTCGTTCTGGAATGACGGGACGCTGGGCGGGGACGCCGGGGACGCCTGCACGGTGCCCACCTGCGTCGTGCCGAGGCCGGATTGCGGGTCCGCCACGTTCGCGGGATTGACCGAGGTGAGCTGGATCGTGGTCGTCGACACCAGATTGACATTCAGGCAGACGATCCGGACGATGAGCGAGTTCTCGGTGTTCGCGTCGGTCGTGGTGGCAATCGACTCGATGAGCATGTTCTGGTAGACCCGCTTGCCGGTGTAGATGGCGAAGGGGACGTGCGACGCTTTGAGGTCGAGGAGCTGCTGGTAGACCGCTTGGATGAAGTGCGGGTTCGCGAAGCTGCTTGGCGTCGTGTCGGTGACCTGCGCGCCCCCGCCGCTCGTGGTCGCATCCGCGTCCGGCTGGGAGAGATTTGCTGCCAAGAGGCTAATCGTCGCGGTGTTGAATTTCCCTACGTTCTGCGGGCTGCCAGAACTCCACCCATAGGTGAGGGTGACCTCGTTCGGCTCGTCGATGATGTTATCCGAGATTGTGGATCCGGACTCCACTGGCATACGGGTAATGGAAGACCGGTCTACGTGCGCCTCCTCGATGACACAATCGGCCGTCAGCGAGCCAAGAGCGCGCCGGGGGTCGAGAGACACCTTCTGGGCCGGAGGCGGGGTGCTGAAGATGCTTTGCGGTGTGGTCGTTAGGCTCATTATCCGGGTGCCCCTGCCGCGTTCCGCGCGAGGTCAGCGTTGACGTGCTTCTGAGTACGCATGACGGAGCGCCCAGTTGCTTCGGGGTCCGAGCCGCCGGTGACGTGGATGTCGGTCTTCTGGTTGATCGAGACGCCGCGCGCCATCTTTTCATCGCCCAGGCGACGGTTCAGGAGCGTGGTGCTGATGGCGTCCGAGCCGCCGGGGTGGAATCCCCCCTTGCCATCGTGGTATCCACCGTATAGCTCGAACGCTCGGGCAGCTCCGTCCAAGTCCCCAGCACGAAGCTTCCGTAGCAATATGTGGGCACCGGCCAGGTTGCCCGAGTTGAACTGGTAATCCGTGAGGGCATCGCGCCATCCCTGAGAGAGATTCAGACCCTTCGTGAGCTTGGAAACTACACCACCCGCCGCAGCCAGGTCGCTCTGGAACAATGCGTTTGCCTGCTCCGTCGTCAGGCTGCCGAAATGCTCCCCCGGCTTGAGCTTGTGGCCGTAGCCAATCGAAGCAGCGCCGCCCTCTAGAGAGCCGTACAACCGATGACGAAGCCCTTCCTTACTCTTCAGCCAGGAGACGAAACCCATGGCGGCCGTTCCTTCAGCTTGCCAGCCAGCCTTGCTCGTAGCCGCATGGAACACGCTCGCGACGCTGTGGGCCTCCCCGAACTTCTGCATCTTGTCCAGCGCGCCCGACTTCTTCAGCACCCAGGCGATGCCAAGGGCCGCCAGTACGCCCACGACGATGGGGACGACGAAGGGAATGACCGCCGCGCCGCCAGCGCCGCCCTCCGCCAGCTCGCCAGCGGCCGCTCCGCCGCGCAGTCCGATCGAGGTGCCGATCTTTCGCAGTCCCCAGCCCGTGACCTTCTTCGCCGCCCACCCGCCGCCCAACAGTCCAGCCAGGCCACCGAAGGCAGTGAGGTTCGGATGAGTCGTCATCACCCCCGCCACCACCGTCATCCCGCGCACCAGCTTGTCGACCAGAGGAAGGAACTTCGAGCCGATGATCTCCTTCAGAATGTCGACGTCATCTTCGAGGGTGTTGAGGTTGCGCTCGAACTCCACCGCCCGCTTGGCGTCGTCGTCCGGGTTCAGCCCGGCTTTCCGCATCCGGGCCTCGTGGGCCTTCTGCGCTTTGTCGTACTCGGGGAGGTTGTTGAGGACTTGGTTGGTGGTGTCCGAATCGAGGCCGAACTGCCCGGCTATCTGGAGGGCCATGTACCGCGGCATCTTGGCGATGCGGTGATAAAGGGCGCTCTGGGTGCGGGACGTATCCTGCCCCGGCTTGATGCCCAGACCGCCCAAGAGACCGTTCAGCCCGGGATTCGACCGGATTGCCCGCGCCATGTTCTGAAGGCCAGCCGCAGCCGCATCCCCGCTCACGCCGACCGCCCGCGCGGCGAACTCCACCGTCTGCAGGTTCCGGACGCTGGTGTTCATTTGCTGGCTGGCGTAGGCCATCTTAGAGAAGTTGTCAGCCATGCCGACGACGTACTTATCGACGGCGATGGAGACCAGCGCCACGCCCTCAGCGAAGCCGGCCAGCACCTTCTCGGTCTTCGCGATCGCCGTTTCCACGCGACGGAGCTGATTGTCGTCGACGTTGAAGCCGAGCTTGATCAGGTACTCTCGCAGAACGTTGGAGTTACTTGCCATTTAGACTCCTCGGCATCAGCCGGTCTTGATTCTCAGAGCGCACGTCGAGCGCGTCGTTCATGCGAGCAATATCTTCAAGTGTAAGCGTGCCGTCTAGCAGGGACTCGTAGCGACACATCCCCTCCATCACGGGCCTCAGAAGGAAGTCGGTGCCGTCTCGAAGGTGAGCTAGTTTGACGCTGGAGCCGCCGCCCTTTAGACCTTCGGCAGCTCTGTAGGAAAAAAACCGCCAAGGTTCTCCGTGAGGACGTTGAAAGTGAGCTGCAGCGTCGTCGGGAGATCGAGGTCCTGAATCATGGTGACGCCGTTCGTCCGGATCCTCGCCGGCCCGGTAGGCTGCACCACCCAGGCGACCTCAAGGCAGCGGTTGATCACGTACTCCGCGTCCTCGTCCTTCATCTCGTAGAGGGCTTCCGCTAGCTGGGGGAGCGACCGGATGAGCTTCTTCGCGGTTTCCTCCTCTGCTGTGGCAATCTCCTCAGCGGGTGCGTCCGGCTCTGGCTCTTTGCCACCGGTGAACAGTGGCAGGAGCGAGAGGAGCGAAGGACCAAGGCGACGGAGGACGTGCAACTGGGTAAACGTGGAAAGGCGGCCAATCTTATAGGCCGCCTTCCCGATGGTGATGTCTGTGAGTTCCATGCCCCCAGTATCGAGGGGGTGTCAAGCTGGATTACCCAACCGAAATGATTGCCCCACCCATGGTCAGGGTTGCGCGAATCGCATAGAACTCCCATTCGATGATGTTGGCGTCCTTCGCCCACAGGTTTGAGGGCTGCTTACCGAACGCCACACCAGAGGCGGTCATTGCGTCGCCGGTGACTGGATTCGACAGGGCCAGGGTGTTCTGACCCCAGAGAAGCGAAGAGGACGATTGCACCGCGAGTGCCTGCTGGAGCGCGGCATTCGTGGGGCTGGCCTTGAGGAAGCGCGCCATGATGCGAGCCGCCCGGTTCTGGATGAGGGAGTGCATGCCAGAGCCGTCCGCGCCGATGGTCATGCGCGTCCGCTCGTCGAGAGCTTCGAAGCTGATGCCCTCTTCCGCAGAGCCGGATCCGGTGCCGAGGACGATCGAGCAGGACGGCCCAAGGAGAAGCCCCTGCACATCTGCGAAAGAATAAGCTGCGAAAATCGGTTCCACGGGACTCTCCTTTTACGGCTGCAGCGTTACCAGCACGCTGGTGGTGTTGACTGCGCCAGCGCAATTACCTGCGATCTGGATGGGGACTCCGACGCGGGCTGCACGCGGAACCTGAGACTGGCTGGCAATCGGCGGCCCATAGATGTAGTAGCCATCCTCCATGTAGGGCTCGCCACCCACGGTGTTCGGCTGAAGCGTGCCGAAGGGAGCGCCGTACCAGTAGCCAGGCGCGAGGAAGCCGTTGGCGACGAATTGCTGGCAGACCTGCGCGTAATTCGTGATGAACTTGTGGGTGCCCGCGTCGTCCTGAGCAACCTTCGTCCCGGCGGTGGCGGCGGTGTAGAGGGTATTGAAGCCCGCAGCCTGAAGCGAGACGGCGAACACGTCGGCGCCGATCACTGTGTCCACGAAGTTGTTCGTGACGCAGGTCGTACCGGGGAAGAAGATCGGAACGCCGTTGTCGATCTGCGCGTAGACGTTGCAGTTCTTCGACTGAAGGATCGCGAGCTGACCGGACGTGATGTTCTCGGCCACGAGGGTCGGCATCGTCTGGTAGGCCAGCGAGATCATCGTATTGGTGCCCGAATAGTTGAGGTACAGGATGCGCGCGAGGGCGGAGATCACCCCGCAAGAGTTGGTCGAGGAGTAGCTGACCATGCTCTTGTTGCAGGAGGTCTTCGACATCGTGTACGCGAGGTCGGTGGTGGAGCTCGACAGAAGGCACGCCGGCTCCTGCGACGTCGCCCCATAGAAGTGCTTCCGAGTCGAACCGCTCTGGATGAAGCCTTGGACTGCGAGGTGGTCCGCATCTGCGGTGATGGCCGGGTTGGCGAACGCATACCACTGGCCGCCGAAGTTGGCGTCCATGCGGGTGGCGTTCTGGAGCGCCGTCTCGGCCGCAAGCCCAGCCGATGTGTACGCTCCGGGGAAGGAAGCCGCCAGGCCGAGCAGGGAGCTGATGTCCGTCTCGCCGCCGCCGGTCGGGGTTGTCGCGAAGCTGACCGCGCTGGCTGCGCCCGTCGTTTCGCTCGTCAGCTCGAAGCGGGAATACACCTGATTCCAGACCACCGTTGCAACTCCAGCGAGCGCCGTGGCGATGAGCGCCGCGATGCCCGGCAGCGTGACAGCGCCGGTGAAGTTGATACCCGTGTGCTGCGTGACCGCGCCGCCGTTGACGGCCAGCCCAAAGGCTCCGTTGGCGATGCCGGTGAAGTTCGAAAGAGCTTGCTGCGTGATGGAGAGGCCGCCGCCCAGGAGCTTCCCAGCCGTCGCGGATTCAGCCCAGCTCCCAATGAGGAGGCGGGGAGGAGTGGGAACCTGCGCGAAGTGGAGGAGGGCCGCCTGATACTCTAGGCCGCCGGTGCCCCAGTCACCAGCCACCGCCGCCGAGCTGGTATAGGTGCGGTAGCCCTGCGTCTGGTCGATCAGGGCGGTCGCGGTCACTACGAGGAGGTCGCTGGTGTCTTGACCCTGCCCGGCAGTCTGGGCCAGCGAGATCTGTACGTCGATTAGAGTGCTCTCGTCGATCATGAATCCTCCTCGGTGCTACTCGTGATGGTCAGAACGTTGGTTACGGGCGGGGTGATGACGGTGAGCTCCGCCGATGCCAGGTCGAGTACCCGATACCGTAAGCATATCGCGCGACGCAAGTGCATCCGGAAGTCCAACCTGCGAACCCATACCTGCTTGATCAGCTCCGACATCGGCTGAGGATCATCGACCGAAACGTAGCGGATGGAAGACTTTCCGAGCGCCTCCAGGTTCTGAGGAACCCGCACGTTGTTCCAGATCGAGGAGGCGGCCGTCTCGCAGAGCGGGCCGTAGATCGTGATGTCGACGCTGAACAGCTCGTTCGAATAGATGAAGTCGAACGCCGGTGCTGTGGTCTCGCCATTCCCGCCGAACTCGCTGGTGCCGAAGGGCTGGACTCCAAAGCCTCCGTCGCTGGCCTTGTCGCGAACGTGGTGCCTGAAGGCGTCCCAGTCCCGATTGCGGTTCTTCACCCAGAACGCCAGCCAGGTCGTGCTGGTGTCCGGCTGCTCCGGGATGGGGTTCTGGTACTTCGGGCGGACGAGCGTGTCGTCGAGGCCGGTCAGCCCCACGAAGAAGGGTTGGAGGACGTCTGCCAGGGCGTCATCGTCGAGGGGCGTCTCCTCCGAGAGAAGGTAGCCGCCGGTGCTGCTGTCGTTGATGGGGTTAGTAGCCATTCTTGCGCTCCAGCGGCAGATCCGCGACCTTCTGAGATGTGGCGGTGGCCTGAGTCCAGCCTTCGCCGAAGACGAGGTAATCCTCCACATCCGTCACCTGCAGCTCGAGTCCCCGCCACAGAACCACGTCCGCGATGATCCCGTTGGCTTGCTTGCGGAGAGCGCACTTGGCGATGACGGTGTAGGTGCTGGTGGCGGTCACGGCGTCTTCCGTCTGGCTCTGCCCGTTCTTCCCCCCGGCGGCGCACACAACCCCGCGGACGCCCTTGAGGGTGACGGAGGTGGACTTCGACCGGC